TAGTGAGTATCAATAATACCTCTCACAATCGGGCTGAAGCGGTTCCAGGTATCATTGAAGTACGCCGGGTTAATCATCGACAACCAGAATGACCCGATAGCCGCTGACACCCGCGCCGCGATCATCTTCTGGTGTCCTTGGTACATACTGAATAGCAGGTCTGATGCCTGCTTGTCGGAAACGGGAATCATCATGGCTGAGCCGGACCTCCCCCAGCAGGAGGCGAACCAGGTGGCAATGCCGGCGGCGGCTGCGAGATAGGACCAACCCCACCGGCCGGGATTACGCCAACGCCAGGAGCCTGCCCCGGAGGCACCGAGCCCGGAGGGACACCCTGGGCTGCTGCCGCCTGTTGCTGGATCATATTCTGGACTATCTCCTGAGCCTGCTGCCTCTGGTACGCGAGTTGCCAGGAAGCAACATCATCCGCGGTGGCCCCGGGGATTCTCTGCCATAGCTCCGTCTCCGGTACGCCAAGTTGCTGCGCAATAGCGACCAGGCCCTGAATCGTTGACGTAAATGCCCGCGCCGACGTATCCCTCCATACAATCGTGCCGAACAGGTCGTTCCATCCTTTATCATTTCCAGATGCCAGGTCCACAAGCCTGAAGACATTTCGCCACGGGTCTGTTAGGGCAGCCTGAAGTTCTTCAACCTTCCGATCGAAACCATCTCGTGCCGCCGCTAGGGCTTCCGCCGACATATTCGCGACCTGACCGAGCAGGTGATATGGCGGTACCTGGCAGATTGTCGACATATGCCGTATACCGTCTTCCCGCACCAGCGAGTACGGTTGTAGCGCCGTCTCCCCGAACTCACCGAACTTGGTCTGTGGATCGTCCGACGCCCATACCCGGTCAACGCCCGGCCGGAACGGAGCCTGCTCCCGTCCCTCCTCATCGACTGGCGCCATACCCGCGACGTACCTCTGCCGGAACGCGGCAAATTGCGTCGAGATCATCAGGTTGAATGTATCGAAGTTGATCTGATCCTGGATCGGCATGATCGGCTCAATCTCGCCCGTACAGTCTTCCTCGCCGTCCAGGTCAACTTCATACAGGAACCGGACGACCGGGCATATCCCCATATTATGCTCGGCCACCGTCGGCTGCCCCTGAAGAAGAGCATTCGATGCGTCCGCTAGCTGAAGCTGAGCAGCCGTAGCATTCGGCGAGACATTCCCCTGTAGAATGTACCTATACTTCTCGTCATAAACGTATATGATCATCTGCTGTTTGCCCTTAGGCAGATCCTTGATGTCTACCTCGATAGCAAACTGCGGCCACTCATCGTCAATCGGGTCCGCATAGAATCCCGTCATCCGGCGCGGCGATACGGGCCGGATCACCGGGACGTCAGCGAGCTGTTCCTCGTCCGAAGACATTTGCCCCGGTAGCACGATGGTATATGCCGCACCATACTTGATAACCGAGCGATGAACCCCGTGCTGCCGCGACACCATTCGATTTGCCCGGAACGAATCCCATTCTGGTTGCGGCTTCTGCGGAGCCGCCATCTCATTTGCCGTCGTGCCTGAAGGACGATAGCCGTCAACGTGTAGATTCTCCGAGATCACCGATACGACGAGCGGCAAGAAATTCCGCCGGGCCTTCTTAGCAATCCAACGGTACTCCGCATTAACGCCCCTGGGAATATAAGGCGGGTCCTGACGACCACGCACATAGTTCCCGATACGCCGCAGGCGGGTCTGCTCGGCCTGCCTAGCGTCAAGCGCTATATTGACAACCTCTACAACGTCACTCGTCCCGATAATCATACTACCACCACCCAGCTATATGCCCTACGGCGATCGTGATGACTATGAAGCATCCGGCCGATACCATAAGCATCAGCTCTATAAGTGTGAACCTTCTCATTAGCTGAAACTCCAGACACGACGGCCACCACGCTTCGTGGCAGCATCCTTGCGTTCCTTGTACTTCTTTGAGGCTAGTACGAGACGCCGGGCGTGCCGCGCCCCGATCATGCTAACGCAGCCGTCAATTTTCTTAGGCGACTTAGGAGACTCCTTGCCGATAGAGACTCCCCAGCGGTTCGGCCGACGCCTGGCATTCGCTACGTGGCGTCCTAGCGCCGAGTCGCCATCATGCCTGAATGACGGCATAGGTGAATCGATCTCGCCAAGTACCATCTCGCACGCATGCGTGAATTCTGCGACGTGCGAGCGCATGTCCCAGGCAACCGGCTGCGGGTCGCGCCCGGTCGGTACCGCCCATACGTCCAGTGTTTCCTCAAATTCCTCGCGCCACGTTATCTTAGTCGACTCTTCCCACTCGTTAACATCCCCGAAGAACGCGCACACGTTCCAGCGCTCTTTGGCCTGGCGAACGGCGTAGTGTACATCATCAACCGGAATAGGCTTTCCAGATCCCAAAGGCTCCCAGATACCGAGCGAGAATACAAACCCGGTCTCTATATGGCAGCCAACAAGCGCAGTAGCGTCATTAGTGCGAGAACCATCGAAGAACATAGCAATGTCCGAGCCGTCTTCAATACGGAACTCGACATCCGCGAGTCGCGCCCACTTCTGAGGTGTGGTCCAGGAGTCTTCTGGAGACTCAGGCCAATTGAGATAATAACGCTTCGAGACATCGAGTGGTGTGCGAGGCGAGAGAATGCGGTTCTCCACAATGTCCTCAACATCCACCCAATAAGCATCACCATAAGCAAACTCGACAGCCTTGCGAATCGAGGCGATGTCATCGAAATCGACATCAGGAGGGGCCATACGCGCATCATATAGGATACGACCTTTGCCCTTGAGGCGCCCTTCCTCCTGCGCCACCCAAGCATCAAACGTGTTCTCAGCAACGGTTTCCCTTCCCGGCTCCCACGCATTGGAAGTCTCGATGATCCGCGACCCGGACTTGCCGACGTTACGGTCCATTACTTCGGCCAGGTCGACACCGCCATTCGATGGCGTGAAACTCTCTGTCTGGTCGAGAATGGCAAATGTGACAAGAGCACCTTCCTCCGTTGTCGGAGACGAAGTGATGACCATGAGCTGGCCTCCACCCGGTATGTGGAAGATGGTTTTGCCAGCTTCGACGTCATAGTCTCGCAGGATTCTCGAATTCTTTGGAAGGAGAGCCCGGACCATGCGCATTGTGTTGATGTTGGCTTGGTCATGAGATGAAGCGCCGATCTGAACGAGCGGCATAGATACAACCTTGCCAAGACATCCACCAGGCGCGTCGAGATCGTATCTGAGCAGGCGAACGGGCGCTAGCAGCTCGATCATTGCTAGTACAGCCGCGAATGGGGACTTCCCAGCGCCTTTTGGGTAGCGCCGCACACCGTGATAGAAAACCCAACGCCCATCCTCCCGTATCGCGTACCACCACAGAAGGAAGCGCACTTGCGATTCCGTAAACTCCCAGCGATCCCCCGCATCCGGGCCGTCTGGTTGTTTGAGGTACTTCGACGCCCAGTGAATAGCTTCCCACCCAAGAGTGAGCTTAGGAATACCCTCCGGCAGGGTAACAAGGCGATCACGAGGAGCAATGGCATTATCCATACGCACTCCTCACGAACACAAAATGACTGCAGATAGTGACGTTGCGCCGATGACGCATGGCAGTCCGGAAGTCGTTGTAGCGGCATTGCGCGACATGAGGCCATAACCCTGCGTCGGATACGCAGCAATAATGTTAGCGCCCACAGGAATAGCAGAACCGCTAACGCTCTTGCCCACGTCAGCGGCCGTGAGGAGTGCATCGATAAAGGTGTTGTAACCGGCGCTCGTCCCGCAACTGGGATCGGTACGCCCGGCCGCGCCGGTACCCATCGCAATAACGTTGACGCGAGCGTACTGTGCCGTTGCGTCGGATGCGGCATAAGCCCATTTAGGTCCCGTTACCCGGCACACCTCGGTCCATGTGGTGTCGTCCGGGCTAGTTTCCAGGGCAACGACACAGTCCGGAATCGGGCTGTCGACCTTGAGGTTGAAATTCCGGTAGGTTTTGCCAGCTCCTGCATTGATTGGCGTTCCGACCGGCCCAGTCGCCGTCGCCGTAAATGAAGTTTGCATTACATCCTCCTATAGTCTAGTGCCGGCTTCCTCCAACAGCCAGCGACCGTCCGGCACCTGCTCTTGACCCGGCGCTGACCCCGGCTCTCGCCATCGATGACCTTCCAGCCGTGCCGATACCGGCGCGGGCACCACCAGGCGCGTTAACGTACCTCTGGAGATTCGCCATTACCTGCGACGACGGCGTAACCTTCTGGGCTACGCCCTTGCCGCCCTGCTTCCCGGTCGATGGACGCTTCCCCGTAGGTGCCTTCGGCGGCCTAATGTTACGCGGCTTTGCGGCTGCCTTTGCCTTCGGCTTTGCTTTTGCCTTCGGCTTTGCTGCCTTCTTGGCAGTCGGTACGCCTGGAACATGGATTTTGGTACCGGCAGTCGACTTCTTCTTGGTCCCACGGAACAAACGTGCTAGGGCAGCCGCCCTGAGAAGCCCGGCTCCAGGTCGTACTCGCCCATACCCGCCCCTACGCCGATTACGTCCGAGCAGCCGTCGTGCTTCAGTACGCAGCGACCGTGTCCGTGTCGTCTTCCGTGCTTCTTTCTTGCCCTCTTCTGCGGCCTTTTCAGTGCCTCTGCCTACACCAGCTTGCCTCTCGGCTTGCCTGAACGTTGATGAAGATATGCCCTGCGCCCTCGCGGTAGCCTCCGCAGTTCTCCGGATATTCGCACTGGAAACTCTTTGTGCCCTAATAGCATCCCGCTCGATCTTGCGAGAATCCCTGGCAATACCGGCACCGGCGGCGTGCTCAACCGCGCCAAGCAGTCCTCGCCTGCGTCGGAGATGAGCGTGGCGCTCTCCACCCAACTGCCAGCGCCCGTGGAATCCCCGGAACTCACCAGGATTAAAATTGACCATGGCTACCCGTCCGTTCCGGTATCACGCACGATGCCGAGGCGGCCGTGCCAATCCACGACCGCCTGGTCGGCAGCTTCCTCATCGACGTCAGAAACGTCAGGCTCGTTGAGTTCGATACGGTTGCGCTTCCGGTCGGCTACCGTCACGCCGAGCCGGGCCGACAGCCGCTCGAATGATGGCAGCAGATTCGCATGATGCGACCGCAAGAACATGTCATAGATCTGTGCCGCAAGTACTGCCGTGGACCAGTCTGAGGCCTCATAGAACTCAGACTGGCCCGACAGCGCCAGGGAGCGGAACCAGGACCGTGCCGCCGGAAGCCAGCTGGGGTTCGCGTCGGGAATGGGAACTTCCCTGGCACGCGAGGCACCCTTGGACACGGAGAGGAAGCGCGGGTCATCAGCTACCCCGGAACCCGCGCCGGTCCTTTGAGCTGGTTTCTTCCTGGCCGCTACCATTGCCCCTCCCTATCGAGCCGAGTGGTGCTCGACGTGCGGGTCGTCGGCGGACGGCGGCAGGTCGGCCGGAACCGACGGGATCCAGCCCCAGGCCGGGCGCTGCGGGTTGAGCAGCACTACCACCCACGACCCTGGCTGCCGGTCCTCAGGCGGCAGGTTCGGCGCGTACCCCGGTAGGTCGTGCCCCGGCCGCACTACCTGGGCGATGAAGCAGCGCTCTAGGGCGCCATCATTGTCGACCCATGACCAGACCCCGTAATTGAGGTCCGGCAGGTCGGGGTGGCCGGGAATCTGGTCCGGGTCAAACGACGGGTACCCCTCGGGCTGGTCCGGCCAGATGACCGGCGGCAGGTAGATGGGGTGCGTGGGCAGCCCCGTTGGCGGCTGTGGCCCTGGTCCGCCGATGTCGATGTACGACGGCGGTCCACCCCAGATACCGGGCGGCACCGGCTGCGGACCGGGCGGTGTCGTGTCCACCCACGGAGGTGCCACCCCGCCCCAGAAACCCGGTGGCTGGCCGGTCGGGGGCTGAGGCGGGGTGGTGTCTACCCACTCGGGCGGACGGCCGCCCCAGAAGCCAGGCGGCTCCCCGCCCGGTGCGATCGGGTGCGCCGGGTAGCCGGGGCCAGGCCACACCTGGGGAGGCGGCCCACCGGGAGCGATGGGGTGGACGGGGTAGCCCGGCCCCGGCCAGACAGAGGGTGGCGGTCCGCCCGGTGCGATGGGGTGCGTCGGCACGCCGGGGTCCGGCCAGATGCCGGGCGGCGGCCCAGCCTCTTCCGGCGGCAACACGATCGGATGTGACGGATAGCCGGGAGCCTGCTCAGGCACCCATGCCCGTACAACTACCATTCTCCAGCCCATACTTCTGTCCCTTCCTACTTTTTGCTGCCCTTCCCTTGTTGGGCAGCGGTCCCTTGTGGCGAGATCTTGCCGGCGGCCGTGAGAGGACCGTCCGACGACTTCCACTCAGACGGCACAACGCCGGAGTGATGACAGGTCTTACATATATGCGTATCAACCGAACCCGTTCCAGAACAGGTCGGGCATGCCTTCTCGCCGTCCCCTGGCGAGCGATGCTTCTGGATAGGCATAAATGGCGCTGGAGGCATAATCCACCATCCCTAATGAAGCCGGGATGCGGCTCCTGCGGCCGAAACTTCATTGCTCTATACCTGGCAGCCTTTGCCGCCTGTCCCTGCTGGGCTGACCGGCGCACATGATGCGGCTCGCACAACCCGCGCAACAACTCGATACGATGATCATCGGGCGGCCCCATATGATCAGAACTCGTCGACGCCATATAGCACGGGCCATCCTCGCCCGGTAGCATTCCCCAGCGGCAGATCGGGTCTCTGATCAGTACCGAGGCGCGCAGACGCCCCCACCCGCTGGGTAGGGGCGTCGTACGCCAGGAACCGCGACTCATGTCGGCCCACGCTGCGCATCCATCGGTGACGGGCCAAGGGACAAACCCGCACCATCCACCACAGGTCCAGACTTCAGACCCTCCACCCTAGATCACCACCCTCCGCAGCGTCCCGGTTCCGTCCGAGTCGATTGTATCCTATCAAACATTAAAAGTCTACCTCAAAACGATAATAACTTTCCGTAACCGTTCGCTTACTACCGGCGGGTAACGTTTCAAGCCGTCACAAACGGGTAGGATACTATGGTGAGTAACCGGGCAGCGCCGAACGAGTCAGTAGCAACGAGATACAACGGCACCCTGTTCCGCTCCCGCCTGGAGGCTCGCTGGGCAGTGTTCCTGACCGAGGCAGGGATTGCGTTTGACTACGAGCGCTACTTCATCCGCGCCAGAAATGGTACCTACCGGGGCGTCCCAGACTTCACCCTGCCGGGCAGGCTTCCATTTTTCGCTGAAGCAAAGGGATTCGCCCCACCTGATATCTTGGCCCGTCTCCTTGCCCTGGCTAGGGTCGTGTCGGCCGGGGTCGTCGTACTTGGGCATATCCCCGGTCCAACTGACAGCCGTTGGCCTTGCGTACTGATGTCCCGGCCGAACGTAGCCAGAGAACTTTACGCAACCCCCTGGACTCCGTTCGGTCCTCATAGCCCGCGCCAGATCCATGAGCCTGACATCACCGCAGAGCTTGTCCTCAAGGGATTCCCGGTGACACCTCCTGATTGGGCCGACGAGCCACTCAACCGCGCCCGGTGGCATCGTTTCCCAAGGACGGACGGCCCGCAGGACTTCCGGGCGCTTTACCACTAGCAACCCGGACCGGGACTGGGTCAAACTTCACCCACCAGAAGAATGCCAGCCCAGTCCTTTCACGCTGGCAAGTAACAAAGTTCTCCCGTTCCGCCTCAAACAAGATATCTAGCACTTTGAAAGGGTCCGCGCCCGGAATGCCACGAGATATCTGCCACGCCGTCGATCCGGGATGATTCGCTAGCCAAACCATTACCGTATAGCTTCTAGTTCCCATTTTATCCACCTTTTGCATCTATTTGGTTCCTCGCGCGCGCGACTGCCAGAGAAACCATACGAATCATACTAAGTAAATATTTAATACGTATATAAGGTATGTTTTTTTAGTCTACGCGCGTACGCGCGCGCGAGAAGCCTACTTTTTAGCATTCGGAACGTAATCTTTAACAGTAATTGGCTTTGTAGTCCATATAGTATATAGCGCTCCGCGCCTTCCCTTTTGATATATACCTTGCGTACGTATTCCGAGTTCATCTCTGGCCTTTGCTACTGTTCTTTCATTGTAATTTACACCGGCCTTTTCTAGTTCTTCCCATGCATCTTCCGCTTTCCAGTCATCGTGATGACTAAACATTTGATTGAGTACTTTTATAATGGCTATAACCTCTGGGCTTTGCTTCCTATTCTTCCTGCTTGAAGCTATAATCTCAGAAGCGTCGGCGTTAGTCTCTCCTGTTATCTCAATACGCCCTGCTGTAATGTATGGATTACGGCTTGCTACCTCTTCATATATCTCGTACGCGAGCGACGGCCATCCACGGCCAAGGTTATTCTTTGACTTAGAGATAACCCCGGTCCCATCCTCCTGTAGCGCTAGGTATATTACGGCCCGCGCCACATTTCTGAACTCCATCGAGCCAGACATACGCTCCATAGCGTGTGAGGCTGTATTCTTATTGAAGTGTACGCTTCCGATTATAACGCACTCCTGGCGTCGAGCGATTTCCGCGAGCGGCTCAAGTACCTGCCGGACGTGCTGGCCGTGATTGACGTCTTTTGCTATGTCAATCGCGCTCACTACCGACTCGAAGAACACCCATGCAGCATCATTTTCCTGAATAGCGCTTTCTAGCTCGCCGTAATCGCTAGGTAGGCTTACCTTTATGCCATCTTTCGATAGCGTAGTTACTACATCGAACCGTCCTATCATATAAAGATCAGCCCCAGCTACGACGAGGCGCGGAAGGATGGTCTTCTCCCAGTCATCCTCACTTGCGGCAATGAGGCAGAAACATGGACGGCCGAAATAATGCCCTTCCAGTTCGCCTTGTGTTACCTGAGCGATAAGATCGATATTGAGTATCGACTTCCCCGCCTCGCCATGCCCTGCCACCAAGGTTAGCTCGCCTACGGGTATCCGGCCGTATCCGTCGCTGGCCCAGGCCCAGAACGTAGGCTTCATGCTGATATTGCTAGCGAGTGTTACCCTTCCCTTGCGTATTGTTGGATTGGTAGACTCGTACGGGTATCCGTTCTGTCCATTTAGGCTATTCTGGGGAACTATGCCGCGGAGCTTCTTTGTGCTCATGACGTACGCCGCCAGTCAAAGTTCTTGTCTACGCTAAGCGAACATACATCAACTATCTCCTGCGGCAACGCAGCAGCTTTTGCCATTGCTGTATTCACAGCATTCCCCCATTCACTACGCAGATTCCGGCTTCTGTCAGCTCTCATGAATTCATCTTCGAGAATATTCAAGGCAATCTGAAGACCATTGTGACCTTCAGAAGCATTCATACATATATGCATAACGGAAGCGATGAGAGTATCATGAAGGCCACCTCCGGCGATTGCTTGCCGAATTTTCAGTACTTCAGCATCAAGTTCCTTCTTCATAAAATAGCACATACTTCCTCGTGCTACTTTGTCGTCGAACCATAGCCATACCTTTTTCGAGTATTCCGCTGTCATCGGCTTGATATCATTAGGTGACATAAGTCTCTTCCCCCACGGCACTGGCAACATAGGCAGATCATCAGGATGAGGAGGGTATACCATATCACCTCCATACCACCATCTATACTCGCGGCCAGTTGTATTGTGTATGCTAGGTGATACAGTAGCGAATCTGTGATGGAATTGTGCTATCTCGATACCGCTGGCAGGACCAAGATCCGTTATCCATGCTCTGCTGGTGGATCGAGGGGCACGGAACAAGTAAATTCCTGATGCACTATCCTCGGGCGCGCGAGAGGTAGAGCGCCACGTATCAGGCAGAGGACATTGAAGCTCCATAGCTAGACGCATAAGAGACCTAGCACCATTTCGGCCATCATAAGCATCTACATCGATACCGATAATTCCCCATGGAATGCGCAGTCCAATGTTCGCCGTCGGGAATTCAGCGATTAGCGCCTGAAGTTGCTCGTCTGTCGCATCAACGCCGTTATGGCCAGTTACACCCTTGGCGAGTGGAGCCTTGGTACCCCATCTCGTGACCGGGATCGTTCCTGTCCAGCCTATGCTGCGGTAATATTGTGCCGCAACGCGGAATGGGAAGTGTCTCTCCCCACGCCGGCTCACGTTCCGGTTCCCGTTTCGAAGTTGTTCGTATTCCGGGCTTTACTTCCCGCCCGCGACCGGGTATACTCGTTCATAGATGGACCCTCCTACGGTAGCCATCGCCTTGGCGGGCCGGGTTGAAGCTCCCTCCACTTGCTCCCCGGCCCGCCAACTTAAATTCTAGGTAAACTCTAAGTATACGCTAGGTTACGGGCGAAGTCTATATCAAAATAGAATTTTTTCCTTTGCCCTCTTCCCTTTTCCCGGCCGGTACGGTAGGATTTACTCGCGCCTAGCCGGTTTTTCGCCTTTCCGGTCAGCGCCCAGGCCGGCCAGGCCGCATCGGAGTATCCTGGTCGGCCTGGCAACCAGAGGGAGCAAAATGACCAAGGGTGAACTGATCGCGGCTATGGCTGATCTGCCTGATGACACACACCTAGAGATATGCGTCATACATGACACTGGCTCCGCGGATTATGAGATCGGCACGGTAGGCATAGTTATAGGCGACCCAATGCTTAATCCTCCATGGTTTAACATCCAGATCGGCGAATTCATCTGCGACTGTGGCTAGGATGAACCATGCCGCCGAAAAACATTCACGTAATGGGCATCGACCCTGGCTCGACGACCGGCTGGTATGTCATAACTGTAGATCGCAAGTGTATCTTCGGCGACGAGCCACGGAAGATCCTTGAAATTGACTACGGCGAGTTCACCGGTGATGAAGCCTACCAGGCCGTAGAGCTGGCGCGGCTCGCTGGTGAGATCCAGTCCCTTGATTATATGTACGGGCCAGCCCTTATTGTTGAAGCTTGGGATCAGGACCCAGGATTCAAGTCGACCGACCCTGAGACCCTATCCCCCGTCCGCATAGGCGCGATGCTGACATTGCTTAAGTACCAGAAGAGAATGGGCGACGCAACTCTTCACTTCCAGTCTCGTGCCCTGGCATTCGGCACGGCAACAGACGAGCGCCTACATAGGTGGCAGCTCTGGGTAAAGGGCAGTGATCATATCCGGGCAGCATCCAGACACGCCATCGTCGCCTTGCGCCGGGCTAGTGAGAATCCTGAATTTGCTATAGCTCTCTGGCCAGGAGATCCTAAATATCCTGACTATAAATTCCCTCTTCCCTGAAAGGCCCTGGATAGGGTAGGATAGACGTAGCCGTGAACCGGGAGGGAGGCGAGGCGATGTAGAGACGATCACTGCCACTTTTACACCCCCGAGGTACGGCGGGCCTGGATCTCCGCTAGTGATCCCCGCAAAGAGGCTCGCCGTACCTCACTGGAAAGGCGAAGTAGGGAAATGCTAGAAGCGGGCTTTAAGAGATGGCTAACCGATACTGATACCGTTATCCTCGTCTGCTGGGACCTCGGTCACGTGTGGGACGCGGATCTGTACGACTCGATCGAGCGTATACGCCACGGGTCGTTCGCCATGACCGGCTCGTGCGAGCGAGGGTGTGGCGTAGTACGGACGCGGGTTATGACGTCGAGCTGGACTCTGGACTCTAACAAGAACAGCTACCGTTACCCTCACGGGTACTCGCCCAAGGACTTCATCAACACCAAGGGCCGTGAGTGGAGCCCATTCTTTATGTCAGCCGAGCACCGCGCCGCAATTCGCCAAGAGCTGAACCGCCGCGCCAAAGAACGCGAGAAGTCTGGCGACAAAAAGCCTAGTGGCGCCGAAGTCGTCAAAGTGAAGTTCACCGGCTGATGCCGACTCCAGGCGGACTCCCAAAGCGGGGAGAAGTATGGGAGCGTACTACAAGGCCCGAGTCTTCTCCCGACTGGAAGCCGCAAGTCATACGCTTCGTGGTGATCGAGCGTGGCCGCGGATTCTACTGGTCTCTGCGCGTCCGCGTCCCGAGCATCCCGATGAACCAGCTATGGGTCGATGCCTCCTACTGGCTGAAACAGGGAGAGCTGAAGTATGTAGGCCCAGCCGGCCCAGAGACCAGAAAGAAACTAGGCTTGTGAAAACACCTTCTCGCCGTGAGGTGAGCGTAGCCCTGGGCAGAGTCCGTCTTGCCCTTGCCGAATGCCAGCGAGCGTTCCTGGCAGATAACCGGGCGAAGGCATACGCAGCAGCCGAAGAGGCGCAGCACGCAGCCTTTGACCTGAAGATCTTGCTCGGTCTGAAGACTAGCGAGATCCCCAAAGACTCCCGGCAGGAAGGTCCCGCTGGGTGAGAAAGGGAGAGCATGTTTCTCCGCAAAGTCCTACTCGGAATCGCAGCGCTCAGCGTGGCTGCCATACCCGCGGTCCTGGGAGGAACCGCGCACGCAGCGACCGGCTCTTGTGGCCACAACTGCGTCGATGCCTATAACAAGGAGTGGGGAGCCAAGGAAGACCTGACCCTGCTTGCTGACGGCTTCGGCCGGGCCGGTCAGACCATTGGCCTCTCCAGGGCCTCCAACGCCAACATCGCTGAGGACTTCGTGTACTCGGATGAAGGCAGCGTGGCGAGCCTGGCGAGTCTTGGCTACTTCTCGCGCGGTGTTCTCGTCCACTACTCAAGAGACGAGGCATTCGAGCTGATGTACGAGCCTGCTGGCCTCGACGTCAACCTATGCGTCGGCACCGCTGCGTACGCACCACGTGCGGGCAACCTGCTCGTCCTGGAGCCCTGTGGCGAGTCGGCCCGAACCCTCTGGATCGTCGCGCCGGCCAAGGGCCGTACCCACAAGTTCGTGAACGTCATCGCGGGCACGACGACCAACTTCTCTCACCCACTCGTCTGGACCTACCCCGGATGGGCAACCCCATTCGACTACCCACGCCCAGCGATCGAACTGTACCCGCTCCTGACGAACAGCCGTGGCTTCAGCCCCGACTACCAGCAGTGGTCGGCGAAGTTCGGCGTGCTCGACACGTAACCCTGAAGAGCTAGCACTCCCGCGCTAGCCAGAGCCCGGCCTTCAGCAATGGGGGCCGGGCTTTTCACATCTACGCGACAGGAATTACCCCATTTTAAACGCTGCTAAAAATTGCTTGCGATTTCCATGAGCGA